CCGCCCCCGAGGCGTCACCCTCGACGGCCGGGGTTGCGGAAGAGCTGGCCCCTAGAAGGCTCGAGCTCGACGTGGGAGACAGCGAGCCGATCGCGTTGTCGTCACTCCAGAGGGTCACCCCGGAGATCGCGTTTGGGTCGATTGTTCCCGTGCCGTCCGTAAACACAAAAAGGTATGAGGTGTTGTCGGCAAGGTAGCACGTCGCAAATCTGCCGTTGGCATCAGCTACCACCGGATTTGACACGGGCGTGGTGCATGCCGAATCGGAAAACAGAGCACTGGCGTTGACTGGCCATGAGCCTCCGGCAGACATGCAGTAGCGCAGGGCGCCAGGGTATGGGGCACCGTTGCCACTCAGGGGTTGAAATCTTGCGCTGTAGATGTCATTGGCCATCGGTGGTGCCTTCCTTCCTCGAGATGTTGTGCGTGGCCATGCCAAGATCTGCGGCCAGCGCTTTGATCATTGACGCCTGCCCCGGTTTGGGCGGACCATGTCTTATGGCCAGCTCCAGCGCGGCGTTGAAGTTCTGGATGTTGTCCGGGTGGAGGGCCTTTTGAAGCAGGCGATCGCCGCCGAGAGCACCAGAAACGAGCTTGCGCGCCGTGTTGATGGCCTCACCGCCTGGCAGCGCCTTGGCTGCCATCTCGGCCGCAGTATCCGCAATGCCGTGCTCGGACGCCTCTTGCATAAAGAGCGAATAGGTGGGGGATCCCTTGATCCCAGCCCCAAACGCCAGACGGTGAACGAGGTCGACCGTCTTACGGAAGGCCGCTTGCGCCTGCATGTTGTCGGCAAAGATGGCTCTGAACTTTCCCTCCGCGTCGATCTGCGGGTTGTCGAGCGCCTGCGCTAGTCTGCCCACGCCAAACTTTTGCGTAACCTCTGCGCCCCTGGTCGGCTTGCCGTTGGACGTCAAGAACGATTCCCAGAGCTCCGCCTGAAGGTCTTTTGCCAGAGCCGGATCCAGGTCTTTAACGACCTTCATCATGCCAGTGATCGTAGAATTCTGTTGCGCCAGGATGTGCGGGACAACCTTTTCGGGCGCCTGGGTTTTCCCGATGCCTAGGGCCTTCTGGATCGCATCCGTCAGGATGGCATCCTTCTGGTCCATCGCTACTTTGTAGGAAGCACGGACATTGACGAGCTGGTCCACTGCCTGGCCGGGGATGGAGTTGGCGGGAACCGCATCGATGCATGCCGTGATGGCGTCTTTTATTTGGCCGCCGATCCACTTCTGCTCTTGGGTAGATAGGGTGCTGTCGATCTTTTTCGCGCCGTAGGCCACTTGTCCCCAGTATTTTAGTTGTGCGTTTACGTCAGTAATTGACGCCTTCCCTCCGCCAGCGAACTGATGCAGGTCTTCCAGTGTTTTTTTGATGACACCCCTGATGGCACTTGGGGCTGCCCGATACTCGTTGCTGAGTTTACCGAGTTCTTTTTGCAAGGGATCCATCGGCACCACTCGCGCCCCCTGCGTGATGCGATCCGCATTGGCCAAGCCTTCGGTGTAGTTCGCCACCGCGCCCTGGTGGATCTTGTCTGCCGCTCCATTCACGGCGTTGGCCATGTTTTCAGCAACGCCCTCTTTGCCGATGATTCCCGGTCGGCTCGAGATCTGGTTTGTCCAGTAGTCGATCGCCTGGGTGGACGCCTTGCGCCGCAATGCTTCGTTGCGCTGCGCCGCGTTCATGGTCGCGGGGTTGTTCCAGGCCTTTTGCTCGGCAAGGGCGAGTGATGGATCGGCCTGGGCCTGGGATGCCGTCAGAGTGTAGGGCTTGCCGGTGATGGCGCCCACCTCTTTCTCGAGGTCGCGGCTCTTGTCGAGATATTCCGATTTTGGTTGCTCATAACGCACTGCCTCCGGCTGCTGCATCGTCGGCGCGAGTTTGTCTGCAACCTCCCTGGTGGCAGATTTTGCCCCGCGAAACCAATCACGGACCGTGCCCGCGCTTTTACTGATACCGCCGGCAATTCCACCCACGGCCGCGCCAACAAGGGCGCCAACTGTGGTATCTCTGGCCGCCCCGCCAACGTCTCCCTTGGTCAGGTCGGCGGTGGATGCTCCGAGGCCAGCGGTTGCTCCGACGCCTGCGCCGACAAGCGCACCCTTACCGATCGTGGCCGCCCACCCCGCCCCCTTGGCTGCACCGGCAACCGGGAGCATCGGGGCAGATAGTACACCGCCGACGATTTGTCTGGTCCGGAAGGCCTCCGGATTCTGCGCTTCCGCCTGCGCATCTCTGACCCGCTGCTCGTCCCGATATTGGGCATAGCGATCCCAGAACGGCTTGACGGCTTCGGGCGGCAGCTGCTTTGCGAGCTCGGAAAAGTTCTGCGCCGCCTCGTGCTCTGGCTGGCTGGCGATTGCTTTCAGTAGCCCGATCGCCTCATCGCTGAAACCGAATGTTGCCCCTTGGGCGTAAGCCCTGGCGCCAGCTTCGAAGCCGCTCATCTTGGTCGGTTTTGGCTGTGCAACCGTTTCCGGCTTGACCTCTTCAGGTCCAAGCTGAGCAAACTGTTGCTCGGGCTCTGCGGCTCCGAATTGGGCGTATTCGGTCATTGTACGGCCAGAAAGCCGGGAGGAAGCTCCCCGGCTTTGGTAATTGGCCGGATCTTTCCGTCTGGTCCTTTGACTCTGGTTCCAGCGGGGTAGACTTTCCCATGCGGCGCAACACCCTTACCGCCAGGTTTCTGCCCAGGCTGGATGTCGGCCCCGGATGCACCCATTGAAGTACCGTGCCTAATGAGCTGTTGGTATGCCCCGATCTGATCGTTGGTGCGTCCAAGTATGGCATTGATTGCGCCGGTTATATCTGCTCCCGAATCATGCTCACCGGGCAAGATGTCTTTCAGTTCTTCTTTGGCCTTTTCGTTGGCAATGCCGCGAGCCGATGCGAATGAGGAGATCAGGGTAGCGCGCAAATCCTCGAGATCTGATTTCCTGGTCTTGGCGTCATAGACGGCTTTGGTGTTGCTTCCTGGAAACAGAAACTCGACACCCCTTTGGAGTTCTTCTTTCCCTTGGGTGCCGATCGACTGTACCTCTTGAAGTTCTGCACCATATTTTTTGAGGAACTGTGAGGCCTTGGTCTGAGCGATCTGGGCGGCGATCTGCTTGTTTTGGAGTTCGCGCACCTGCTCTTTCCCGAGAGACAGGTTGCCGCCATCTGGGCCGGGGATGTATGACGGGTTGCCGGCCTGCGCTACGGCCAGCTTGACTGGGGCCTCGCCGTATTCCTTGGCGATAGCGGCCTGGGTTTCGATGTCTGATTTTTCCTTCTCGGCGCGCCTTCTGGCTTCCGCCACAGATTGCGGCGTCATTGGCGTTCCGGGAGGAATGAACCTGGCGATCGCGTCTTTGGTTTCGGCGGTGTATTCGGGGGTGGACACGGACGCTATTTTGGTCGCGTGGTGCTGAAGCACTGGGGCGATGTCTTCAGGCTTGTTGGCGAGCTCCGAGGGGTCGACGCCAACCGTTCGAGACAGATACTCATTGATTGCCGGTAGGTTTTCCGTGGATCGCATGGAGCCATAGACCCGCTGAACCGCACCGGACTGGCGCATAATCTGGTCGGCAAACATCTTCGCTGATGCCTCGTGCGCCTTCGCCTTTTCGGCTTCCAGCTGATACGGCTGCATCTGCTGCTCAAATTGCACGCGTCGAGACTGAGCCATCGCGTTGGCGGCCTGGGGATCGTACATGGCGAGCTTGGCATGCGCCGCACTGAAGTTGCGTTGCGCCTGCGATGCGTACTCCGGATCTGTCTCCGGATCCTGGTGCTCCATGTCGCCTTGCGCGGCCAGGTATTCCTGCCTTGCTTGAAGCACCTGTTGGCGCTGTTTTAGCTGTACCTCTCCCTGGCCAACGGCGTGGCCAATCTGGAAGAACTGACCGATCATCTGGGTGTATTCATCAGGCGTCATCACCCACCCCCGAAGCTGCCGCGACCAGACAAATAGCCCATGCCGAGGCCGGCGACGCTACCGGCCGCACCTCCGATGCCGCTAAACGTGGCCCCAAGTGCTGACGGTGCCGCCTGTTGGCCCATAAGCGCGCTTCCGGCGCTCTGGGTTAGAGCCGAATTCATGCCCGCGCCCTGCATGCCTAGGCCAGCCATGCCGGCGCCAGACTGGGCCTGTAGGCCAGCCATGCCGCCGCCTAGGCCCTGCCACAGGTTCCCTAGGGCGGCCCCGCTGTTGGCCTGCATGCCGGCAAGGTTGCCCATGGCGCCGAGCTGTTGTCCGCGTTGCGCCATCTGGTTGCCAACAAACTGTTGGTAGTCCTGGTTGGCAAGCCCCTGGCTGTATTGGAGTAGCTGTTTCTGTGCCGCCCCCGAGTCGCGACCCCCGGCGGACGCGTTCTGTGCGGCAAGCGCCTGTTGGCCCTGCTGCATCTGGAATTGATAGCCTGGGCTCTGCTGGTATCCCTGGCCGAGTGGTCCGCCGGCAAGCGAAGCTGCCCCTTTGAGTGTCTGGGTCGCGTCCCCATACCCGCCAGAGAGGGCCAAGTTGGCATAGTCACCGTATTGGCCAAGGGTGTTTTGCGCGCCCTGATACCCGGCGGCAAGTTGCCCTTGACCCTGTTGGGTCGCCAGGGTGTTTGCGCCCTGTTGGCCCTGCATGAGCCCCATGTATTGTTGGGCATTGGCCTGGCTCTGCTCTGCTTTTGACTTGTCGCTGAAATAGCCGCCGATGCCGCTGGCTAACCCGCCGGCAACACCGATGGCCCCGAGTGCTACGAGTCCGCCTGCTGGCATGGCAACACCTTCCCATAGTAGACATTGGCGCGCGTGTAGCCGCGCCGGGTAAACATTGCGCCTGAAATCTTGGACATATGGACGCCATCAGTGGCGAGCAAAAGAGCCGTGATGCCCCGCTCCGCGCACCAGGATTCGGCCGCATCAAGCAGGAGCCTTGACCCGCCCATGCGGCGGAACTTCGGCGACACCCACAGCATGAGCTGCTGGAAGATTCGGCTTTTCGGCTCCCACCAAACGGGGATCATGCCGCCAACCATGGCGCCAACGATCTTGCCATCACTCTCGACCACACCGACAAATTCCCCGCCAGCCAGGAGTCGGCCGAAAACGGTCTCAACGAAGTCGCGATCACACCCGGCGTACTTGTCGAGATGGAGAGCCCTATATGCCTCCATGCGCAGGTCGACGATCGCGGGGATGTCCTCAGCGGTCGCGGGTCGGTATTTGAGCCCTTCTGTCATCAGATCCTACGCCGTGCTACCCGAGAATCATTGGCTCTTCATGCCAAAACAGGTTGTAGTAGCATGACGAGGCCACAGCCGCGAGTGACACGGTCTCGAAAGCAATCTGACCAGTCGGAGGGATGATGATCTCACCGTCAATGTTGCAACACTGCATGCGCCAAATAGAGCCGGCGGCAGAGCTGCCAGTGTCTCCGGTCATCGGGAGGGGCAGCCATGGAGCGGCAACAGTGATCGTGGTGGCACAGATAACCGCTGACCCAGGAATGTTTGCCGCCAGGTTGTCGATGACTGCCTTACATGACAGCGACGCACCTGACGCAACGACCGCGGTCGGCTTCGCCGTCCCGGCTGGTGCAAGGTTGAACCAAATCGAGTGTCCGTTGGCTTGCGATGCGTCAACAGCCGCCGTCACTAACACCAGCTTGTCAAGAACCATGGCCTTGGCTGGGCTGCCGTTCCAGAACCCGCATCCGACGCCAGTTGTCGGGATGGCGTTGACGCTGGTTTTGGCTGTGTAATTGCGCATACAGAAGGCGTTGCCTAGGCGCGTTGATTCCTCATACATCGGCCCTTGCTGCGAGACGTGCTGGGATCCAAAGTTGTTGCCCACCATCTGCTGCTGTAGACCCGGAGGAACCGGACCCATGTAGGCAGCGATAGAATCGCACATATTGACTAACTCGATGGCCATTTGCTTGTCTCCTCGCCCGAAATACCAAGGGCGCCTTCAATGAACGTTAGGCGGTTCTCCAGTAGAATCAGCGAGAGCTGGATCCTGGGGATGTCCGCGGTTTCCGAATTTGCGAGCGTGACGAATGTGGGCAGCATCGACCAAGTCCTAGACCCGTCGCCGATGCGCACGTCCCCGGTCCAGGTGTCGAGGCCGAATTCGCCTGACGACAAGACAGGATTGACCGCGATCCAGTTCGCTGAGGTGTCACGGCGGATCTGGATGGTGGCGATCATGCGCCGCCCCCGTCAATCACAGCCATCGACACCCAGGACCCACTGTTTGGGATAAGAGGGCTGGCGCCCTGCCTAGCATAGTTGATACCGTCCGCGTCCGCATCGGACGCGCTAGCCATTGTCCCAAGACCGTGCACGGCGATCCCGGTCGATCCCACGTGAGTGTCGAGGTTGACCTGCACTGCCGCAGCCGCCGCGTCACCATCGACGCCGGGGTTGCCCTGGATCCCCTGTATTCCCTGGGGTCCGGTGCTACCCGTGTCTCCCTTCGGTCCCTGTGGGCCAGTCGCTCCGGGAGTACCAGTAATTCCGAGTTGGCGTAATGCCGTATCTATATTTGGTGCATGAAATCCGCCCATCACAGCACCAAAGACCATGAGTCATCGACAACGCACACGTAAAAATGTCCACCGAAAATAGTTGCCCCACCAACGCTGGCCGGTGTTTGCGTTGGGTCATCCTGAGGAATAACCCCGGAGTTTGCAGCCAAGTTTCTGAAAAATCCCATCCAAGGGACAGTAGCCGGAGATTGCCCGGCTATCGGATTTGACGGGTTGGGAACAATCGGCTTACCCATCACAGATATCTCCGCGCCAGTAGGCGCCGAGGGCCGCCAGCTTGATCGGATCGGTCAAACTGAAGCGAAGTGTGCGGCGGCGGAACTGCCCTAGGCGATTCCACCGGCATCCCCATCCATAGTTGCCGACATCGCCAGCGGATCTGAAAAGCTTGTTGCTCCAGGTGCGTCCATCATCGTCGGAATACTCAAGGCCGAAGCTAGGATGCGATCCGTTTGGAGCTCCACCCATTTCACAGTCAAGACGGACCTCGTCCATGATGCCGCGGTTGCCGTCCCCATGAACGGGAGGTGGCTGCATGATTCTGCCGATGGGTCTGAAGTTGTTTCCTCCGCCTGGGGCCGATGCTATTGAGTCGTTGTTTGTTTCCGGGTCCAGGATGTAGAGATTCCCGGTCGACGAATCTCCGACCAGGTCCATCCCGTATGCCTGGATGTAGTTCCCCACGGTCCAGTCCGGCTCCTGCCATGAGTTCAAGTCGTGCCAAACCTGGGTGCTGTAGTCATAAGCAATCGTTCCCTCGCCGGGGAAGTTGAGCACGTAGAAATGGTGCCCACCCTGCCGATAGCTCATTCCCTCGGCCGCGTATGGCTTCAGGCGAGCCTTGATCCATGCCTCTATTCCCGGAGTGCTGATTGGCTGGTGTGATCCTCCAGGTTGATAGGTCTGAACTGACCAATCGGTGGCGACAAATCCGATCTGGTCCTGTACCCGAGTTGGAGAGAGTGCCGCGCCGCATCCGATCTGAATAACGCCCCCGCCGATGCGTGTGAACGGGAACAGGGGATTGCCCGAGTCGCCATAGGCGCTCAGAAAATTCTGCCCGAACAGTGTCAAAATCTCGTTACAGCTGACGGCCGCGAGGGCGGTCCCGTTGTAGGCATCGGCGCTCGTGTAGGCCAATGCCTGCCATGTGCTGAAGTCGTCAGGGTCGGAGACATAAAATCGGTTGGTGGCGCCTAGGGCCGCGATTGCATACCCATCTTGTTCGGTGACGCTCGAATACCAGTTAGAATCAACCTGCGCCATCATCAGGAGCGTGCCATAGAAACTCCCGACATTGGTCGCCAGGAAGAACTGGCCGACTCCACCACCAGCGGAGTCGTCCGCCACCATGGGAACATGGCCAGACCCAGGCACGGTTCCGAGCACGTAGCTCGAGCCATCCATGTTTACCACGTAAAGACTGGCTCCGCTCACAACCAGGAGCCGGCCATTTAGGACGCACGACCCGCGCACAGGACCGGCGCCAAGAGTGGTGAAGTATTTTAGCCCTGGTCGACCTACAACCTTCCATGGAGTGATTGAGCCTGGTGGGTTTTTCTCATAAAAACAGTTTTGCAGCCGCTCGCAGGTTGCCCTCTGGCTCTTGTCATGGGCCGAGGACGATGCCCAGAGCAATGGCCGCAGCTGCCCCATCAAAAATACCTCGCCCAGACCGGCAAGAGCTTGGGCCTGGCCGCATACTCTCTGCGCAGGGTCTCGAATCCCTCATCTGAGTCTTTCGCCAAAAGTGCCGCGCGCTCCCCGGTAACACCGAAATCACCGGCGTTGGCATCGGCCAGAATGTGGGAGCAGGCATGTTGGGCCTCCACCGGAATTGCGGACACGGGGAACGGAGCGACCCCTTGTGTCCGCAAGTTCTGGTGGATACTAACCCAAGACTCAATGACGTCAGCAGAGTCCTCGGCGCTAGGGTTTTGTCCAGTGCCGAGCACGCCCAGTCGCCTGAGCACAGCCCTGGCCAGATCTGCTTCGCTCCACACGCCCATTTACAGCGCTTTCTTCGGTCTGCCGCGCTTGTGCGGGGTTTCAGCCTCAACCTCGGCGGTGGTCGGCAGTTCCTCGGCCTCTTTGTCCTCCTCGGCCTGCTTGAACTCCCCTTGTTCGATGAGGGCAAACATCTTGCCTCGGACCTTTTTCTTGACGCCATCCACGACCAGAAACGCCGTGATGAGGTCACTTTCGTCCGGGACGTCGACTACTTCGCCCTTCTTGAAAACGAACCCGCGCAGATGCATTGCCGCGTCGTGATCTTCCAGCTCTTTGATCTTGACCACCTTCTGGTCTGCCATCCATTTGGCGGTGCGCTTGTCTTTCTCGCGCGCCTGCATCGCGTTGTCGCGGTTGTCTATGTGGTAATAGAGTTCCTGCGCCGCCTTCTCGGGAGGGTCAATGCTCGCCATGTGCTGATCCAGCTGCTTTTCCTGCGCCTCTTTCGTGATTCCCTGATAGATGACTTTCATTTCAACCTCTAAAAGTGGCGCAGGAGTGGGGGCCGGCACCATTGCCGACCCCCAGAGATGCACCTGTTACGTGTCAGCAACGCCAGCGGTGTAGACGGTCATCACACCGTTCTGGACGTTGTTGTACATGAGCTTCTGGATGGCGTGGATCTGGGCTACGCCGATACCGGGGGCGTTGCCGTAATCGTATTCATCCTTGGTCATGATGTCGTGCGCCGTCTCACCGATGCCAAAACCGAGGGCCTGGGCACCGATCAGGAAGTTCGGAGCAACCGCGATGGAGCCACTTCCGACGCTCGCAATGGTCCCGATTTCCGGCACCTTCTTCAAAACAAGGCCATCGTACATCAGGTCCCCATCATTGAAGAGCGGATTTTCATCGCCACGCACCCCGGAGTATTCCAGGATCGAGACGGTGGTTGCATGGGTCTTGAAATCTCGGAAGGCGTACCGCTGGCAGAGCATGAGGCCCCATTCCCCGCCGCCATCGATGCGGATCGGGCGCCAGTGCGGATCTGCACCTTCGAGAATTCGCTTCGCCAGAGACGCGATCGTCGGCTGGAGAATGTCGGTGGACGAATCGACGTTGAGCAGAGACGCCGAATGGTCATAGGTCGCACCGCCGGCCGGCGCCGTGGTGGCGATGTTGGAGATCGAAGCGCCGAACAGGATTCGGGACGCCGCATACTGAGCGTCGGTCCAGACGTCCTTCTGCGCTTCGGTGGCTGACCCGTAGGCCGTCACGCCGTCGACACACGGAGATTGCAGCGCGATAATGCACTGCTGCCTGACCAGCTCCATCAGCCAGTTCTTCAGCTGCGGCTTGGCCGCGTTCAGCATGTCGATGTGGGTTTTCTTCTGCTCGAACTTGCCGATCGTTACCGCGTTGCGGTATTGGTCGAGCGTGAGCTGGCAACCGTAGTTGCCAAGCGCCGTCTCTGACCCGCGGAGAGTGTTGTCACCGCGGACGCCACCGAGGGCGCTCGAGGTCGACGGGATGCGCGTGACCAGCGAGATGGTCACATATTCGCCTGGTTTCTTTTCCAGGTCGTAATTCATTTGGATCGGCGCATCCGTGGTCTCGCCCATCAGCTTGGCGAACGGATTGTCACGGACGAATTCTTGGAAGAACTTAGGCGACCACTGGGCGACTAAATTCGCAGTTTGGACAACTGACTCTGCCATTTTTTACTTTCTGGCGCGTCAGAACTTGCCGTGTAGCGCCTTTCTTGCGCCTTCAATTGCGGTCAAATTCCGTACCTGCACCGTGTCTCCCTTGGCATTGCGGTTCCCCGCGATGCTCTTCAGGATGGGTTTTTTGGGTTTCTCTTCCTGTGCAGGAATTTCGACGCCAGATTCCTTGAGCTCGGCGAGGATTTCGGCCTTGAGTGCGGCCTTTTCCTCGTCTTTGCTCTTTGGGGGATCGATACGGTTCTTGGCCCAATTGTAGACAAACTTCGCGGGATTTCGTTCCTGCTCCATCTGCTGACGATCGGCCACGGTGGCATGGTCAAACCAGTATGCGCGCTTCTCGAGGTAATCCGGCCATCTTTCCTCGGCCGCATCCTCAGACAGCGCCGCACGTGCCTCAAAAGCCGCCTTGGCTGCTGCCGCCGCAATGTCTTTCTTGGCCCGAGCCCTGGTTTCGTTGATGTACTTTGCCGGCCCGCCGCCCTTCCAGATGTCATCGTCCGTCAATTCGGGCTCTGGCTCTTCCGTGCGTGGCAATACCGACTGACCCTGTCGCCTGATAACCTCATTCTCGATTCTGAGCTTTTCGGCTCTGGCTTCGGCTTCCTGCGCTCTCTTTCTCAGTGCCGTATGCTCCTCGAGCGGCACGGTTTTGGCTGGTTTCTGTGGCGCAGCTTCATCCGTTGAGCTATCTGCGGTTGCCTCAGGGGCTTCCGGTTCTGCTTGCGTTTCGTTTTCCACTGCTGCCTCATTCGCCTTTGCCATTGTCCGTGCTCCTCTACGCCCTCTTGCGGCTGGGTCGCGCCGATAGGAGTTTTTGGCCTAACGGTTCGTCGGTTGAACCGCACAAATGGAAATGGCAAGAGGGGAAGATCAGACTGGGCGGGCAACAACCAGGGTCAGAGTTGCGGCGCCGGTTCCGGCGATGATTGACGTGATGTCAGAGTCGGCCGTGATGGTGACGGTAGGCGTGATTGCCGCCGTATGCCAGGCGGTTCCACTCACCACGCCCATGTCAACGCCGGCTGCCGCGGTAGTGTAGACCGATGGCGTTCCGGTGTTGTACCGATCCACGTCCGAGCCATCGCCAACCGTGATCACGCAAGTTGTGTTCCCGGCTCCGGTGAACCCGGTAATGCCATGGATAAGGCACGCCAGAACGCGCGACCCGGCCGGGATCTGCATCCCGGAGTTGAGCACCAGCGTTCCGGCTGCACCGCCGCCGTCCGTGAACGATGCAGCAGCAATGGCCTGCTGCAATACCGCCACTTTCGGCACCTTCTGCATTGCCGAGGTTACCTTGCTCGCCCCGATTGCCGCGACTCCTGCTCCGCTCAATGTCACATCGCCAGACATGGTGTTGGACGCCAGCGCAGAGCCGTTGCCGCCGACAAACGTCCCGGCAGAAGTCGAGAACGAGGAGGCGTTGACCGCACCAACCGCCGAGAACGTCTCAACCACGGCGTTTGCGAGCGCCACGACAATTTGCTTGTTGGTCTTGTCGTAGTACAAGCCATCGTCAACGCCGTAGTTGGCGAAGTTGGTCAGCTTGATGTACTGATTTGGATTGAGTTGGCTCATTGTCGCCGCCTACTGGTAAAAGACTTTCCAGCTCTTCAGATAGCTGTGTGTATTGCTGCCGGCCTGGATGTCGCGAACGAACGGGATCACCGGGGTTCCGCTGGTGAACGTGAACGCCTGCGTCACGGTCGGGGCTGCCCCGTTGATCGTGAAGGTGGTGACGCCCTTGTCGCTCACCAAAGTGCACAAGGTGATGTCCGTGGCGTCATACACGGTGTCGGTGCTGCTGGTCTCGGTCTCGCTGGTTGACAGCGACGTGGTTGTGTAGCCAGTGGCGCCCTTGTGGCCTACCGCGGCGTACATGACTTCGCTTTGCAGTGTGGCGTTGAACGGCGTAACCTTGCGGAACCCGGCATAGGCAGAAGTCAGATCCGCAACCGTGGTGTGGTTAAGAACGGCGCAGAACCCGAACGCGGGATCAACTCCGACAGTAAACGGTCGACCGCTTCCGCCGATGAAACCGCTGATGGTTTCAAGGCCGTAGGTGTTCGTGCCGCCAGCGTATGTTTCCAGTCCGCTGGTGGTCAGGGTAGAAGCCGACGAACTGGTAATGATCGCGGCCTGGGCGAACTTGGTGCCGTCGCCCATCGTGATTAGGTTCCAGGTTCCGGCGGTGGTACTGGCAGTCGCGAGGCCTGGGGCCGTGGTCGAATACTGAATGAAATTC